TTGCCTTGTATTCGGGCGTACTAATAAGATTTCGCACTTTCCTAGCCATCACAATAGCCAAATCTGCAGTGTGTGAGGCCACAATTATCTTGTGATCGGGGTGTCTGCCTAAATACCAAGCCGGATAGTAGATAGAAATCATCTGCGACTTACCCATACGAGGGGCCATCGACACAGCAATCCGGTTTTTTATGTTTTGCTCGACTTCCATTAGCAGGGAGCCAAGTCGTTTTAAGTGCGCACCAAACTTATAGTTACCGTCAATAGCAGCAATAAACGATAGAAAATCATTCTGGGCCAAAGTCTGGCGACGCCTGCTGTCAACTTCATCAAACATAGCAATCAACTCCGCCGCCTCGTTGTGTGGCAGCTTCCTTGAGATACGTTCAATCAGTTCTGGCGTAAGCGTCGATTCCATTAGATTGCATCCACGTCTGATACATCAATCTTAATCTGGGACATGTTGGGTCTTGGCCTGTTATCTACTACCTCCGCCTCCAGCACTTTAGTCAGACGTTCACGTAGCATCTGCTCCAACTCTTCAGTAGGCCGGTGACGCATCGTAATCTCTGTCTTGTCTGTGAAAAGCCCAACGTCGCTAATCTTACCCAGCATCTCTAAAGACTTTAGCCGGATCCGGGCGTCGGCACTGGCGCTCTCAGCAATCAACTTATTTGTAACGTACGTCCTGATCTGCTGCGCTGAATTAATAACTACCTTATCGTACTCAGCTAATAGAGACTGCAGGTACACAACCATACCGGGGGACGACAGGTCCGCATCCGAAGCAAGGGCATTACCAGAAAACACCTCACGGGCTTTCTCTTTGTCTTCGTCTGAAATTTCGTTGGGGGCTGGCAGGTTATCGGTATCTACCAAAGCAGACATAGCCGCAGCTACGCGTGCCTCCAGCGACTCAAAAGTCGGGGAGTAGTTAGCAAGGGGAACATCAAAATCTATAACGGGTGTATACATAAGAGGGAATCGCACTCCTAGGGGTTGTGTAATTATATATGTAATTTTTTAGTATGTGTTTTATTATTTTGGCTATGCCTTTTATTTTTGCACGGGGGGTGTTTCCTATGGCAAGGGGGTGGGGTCGGATTTTTAAGTATCTAGTGAGTACACGTCGTTGGCAACGTGTATGTTTTTTGGCGTTTTGTGTACATGACGGGGCGGGTATAGTTTTGTATATCATGGTAGTTAAGTGTACTTAGCGTTTCCTCCACTCAGCGTAAAGCGTGGGGGGAGTCCCAGAAGCTGCAAGTGGGCCTCGGGGTGCGGTGGGGTCGAGATACCGCCAAAAAGATATAAGGTTAGGGTTTTGGGTAAGTATTGACAAGCGAATCGTTCTATGGTGTAATTCAGTTGTCAGTTAATTAATTGACGTTTCAATTCAACTCTATTCAAAAGGTATTTATATGACATTCGTTTCAAAATCAATCGTTTCCACTATTTTCAAAGCATTTGAAGGTGAGGCCAAGGCCGTTCAAAAGGCCCGTTCAATTCAAGATCAGGCAATTCAGCAAGCCCTTGATGTAATAACCCTTGCTTGCGATAAACCAAAGGCCGAATTCATGAAAGGCAATGCGAAGACGAATCCCGCCCGCGCCGACATCAAGGGTATTTTTGACGGCTTAGTCGAAAAGGGTTTCATCTCCAAGGCATCAGGCGCTCAGTATCAGTCGGCCTTTTGGATTGCCTTTGAAAGTGGCGTCGAATTTCAACGTGATCTTGTCAATAAGAAAAGTGAAACCAAAAAAGAATCCGCACCAAAGGCCGGAAAAGTGACATCGACAAGTCGCACCGACTTGGACAAAACCCTGACCAAAGCATTAGCTCAGGCACGCATGTTAGGGTTAACCGAATTCTCGGCCACTTTGCTTGATCTTTGCATCGATTCGCTCGACGATTTTAAAGAGACAGTTTTAGACAAGTAAACCCTAGGGTTTCCACCTAGCCCGCTTCGGCGGGCTTTTTTTCGTCCTGATTTTCTGGTCGTTGGAGTTACATATGAGCGTGTATAGTATGCGCTTATAGCGCGTCATAGTAGTCGGACCGTGCGGGAGAGTGAGCGCGAGTGCGCGTGGGCTCAGCAAAAGTTCAGCAAAAGTTCTAAGCTTAGAATTTCCCCTCCGTGTTACATTGTAACAAAAATCCGAGATTTGTAACAGATGCCCTGTAACGCCCAAAAATGCAATGCGCTCCCGAAAAGTAATACTAAACGTACCAAAAACATGAGAGAGAGAGATAGTAGATTATATATAATATATAATTGTTACATTGTTACAGTCTTTTTCAAATTCAGAATCTCCCCAAGAAGGCTATACGATAGTCATGATTGTGTTGTTTCTACGCATCATATAGTCTATAGACCTCTCAGGGAGCTTTATACTCCCAAACAGACGTTACTTTGTAACTTACCCCCTTTTCGCGGTATACCCAAATATAGCTTTCCCCGCCAGCCCGCATGAATCCTCAGTTCTTAAAAATCGTCCCCGTTACACGACCACTGTTACATCCGACCCCCCTTTTGTTACTTTGTAACACGCCCCAAACTTCTAAGGTTATAACTTTCCCCCATCACTAAAACTTGCTATACTCTCCACCTATCATCCACTACACATGGCACTACTATGACTCACACGACCGCATCCTTCGAAACCCACTCCCTCACCATCGAGCTCCCCATCGACATAGCCGAGCAACTAGCCCAAACCCACGAAGACGGCTTAGAAGGTGCCGCAGTCTCAGCATTGCAACTCTGGCTCAAACTCGGAGAGAAGCACCTCGGCATGGCAAAAACCTACGCCCTCGCTCATGACATAAGCCCACACACTGCCATCAAACGAGCCATTGCGAAATGTTTAGACGAACGCGCTCCCCGAGCCGAATCCACCGAACCCATGAAGAAAGTACGAGCCGCCCGAGACGCAGACCTCTACCGACGAGCCATGTTGGGCATCAAACGGGCGATCTTGGCTAAAGAATACGGCATCTCAGAAATCCGCGTTCACCAGATCATTGCTGCAGGACGCAAGACCGACCCTAAGAACATACCCGAATCCAAGAGAAAAACTGCCGAAATCCTGCAAGAATGGGATCACCCTCTGTACGACGAAGGACTATAATTCACTTGACAAGATGGCTATATCCTGTTATAATTGATATATCAAGTCGGGGATCGTCCCGACTTCCCCCTAGCCTTTCCTCATTTGCAGGGTTTGATCTTTAATATATTATCAGTTAGGTTTTTGTGTAAGTTATAAGGTTATAACTTTCGGGTTTGCTCACTTACACAATACCTTCGAGCCGCCGCTGTCTCAATGACAGAAGCCAAATAGGTTGCCTCGTGCAGTCCTCCCTCGGTGAATAGGCGTTGGGTTTAGCCCCAGTATGTTGTGGTGTATTGAGTAGTGTGACATGTGTCACCGAAAGAGATAGCAACATGCAATGCATACGCATACTACTTAAATGGGTGTGCTCCTCTCTGAGAAATCATGACGAGCACTAGGGATGTGGGACAGACATAAGTCTGAGTAGATCACACCGACAAACCCTATCGTAGTCCAAAGATATGTTTATCTTGTAGGGCATGGCGACTTATCTCCGTGCCCTATTGAATACGCATCCAAACCAAGGAGAAACCATGACCAACTACCACTTACCAATCTGCACTTGTTGCTATGCCGTGCGCGTAGAACCCCAACGAGCCAAGATGACACGACCCACATGTATGGCATGTGGTGAAAGCCAAGCACGCAAAGTCAAGCACTGCGCTGTGCCTATGAACAAGAGTAATTATTACTACGTGTCCGACATGCAGACACTAACCCAACTCAACCCCAAACGAACCACGTAACTTCTAACCTTAGAACTTCAGGAGAAAACCATGAACATGTACACAAAACTAATGATGCACCTTGAGCGTCACATATATAAGCGAGGCAGAAACAAGGGCGATGCCCCTGCCGACAAGAACCGCAGAGAGATGAGTTACTTCCGAGTGGTCAAGCGTAACGATGGTGCTATGTGTGTGAGGATGCACGGCACGGACTTACTGACTGCTCACCAAGATGGTAGCGTATTGATTGACACCAAGGGATGGTGGGACAGACAGACAACCATACTGCGACTGAATGAGGCGTTTAGTTTCTTCGATGGTGTGCGGGTGTCTATGTATAAACAGCGACTCTACAGCTACAGTCAGCCAGTGCTTCGTGTGGATGGCAAGCGTTACCGCTACTATGACGGCATGATCTTGAGCGAGCAAGGGGAACTACTTACACCCATGCAACCATTCGAGAGACGGCACGTTGACCGAGCCGAAACCAAAGAGCTAACCAAGGACTTGAAAGAGTCAGGGTTTACCGATGCGTTCAAGTTACTGTATGCCGTAGCTACCCCCGACGACCGAGGCGAAAACGATTACTCGTTGTTTGGCACAAAAATGCCAGAGGTATTTGCCGACAGTACCCAAGCCGACAAGTGGAAAACAATCATTGCGAGAAACAAATTCGAACGTAGGTATTCATTCGATAACGGCGGTGGGTATGTGTACGAGGAAAAATCAAACGCTATGCTGTGTTGGGCAACCCTCATGACGGCATGCAAAAAGAACATGTATGTAGTGTCAGAAGCTGACACCTATGTCTTGTAATCGTGGCGTAAGCCAACTTAAGTAAACTTCTAACCTTATAACTTTCAATCTTTTTAACTCAACAGGAAATCAAAATGAACTTGTCTATCAACCTCAAGCAAGCAGCTACTCTCATTCGTAATGTGGGTACAACAAACACCATCCTACTGCGGGGTCAGCCCGGCGTAGGTAAATCATCCATCCTTGCCACACTAGGCAAAGAACTCCCCGACTATCACGTTTGCTACATCGACTGTGCAAACTTAGACCTTGGCGACTTGGCTATGCCAGTCATTGACCGAGACAACATGACCACATCGTATGCCCCCAACGTACGCTTCGGTGTAGGTAAGAATCAGACCCGCCCTGTCGTGCTTATGCTTGACGAGTTGGGTAAGGCGTCCCGCCCCGTGATGAATATGTTACTGCCGACTATCCTCGAGCATCGAGTGGGTGATGTTAAGTATCCGACTGGCTCGATCATCATGGCGACAACCAACCTAGATACTGACGGCGTGGGCGACAACATCCCTGCACATGCATACAACCGCATGACTGTGGTGAACCTAAGCAATCCCTCGACCGACCAGTGGCTTGAGTGGGCATCAGACAACGAGATTGCCCCCGAGATCATGGCGTTTGCCAAGCAGTATCCGCAGGTGTTCGACTGCTACGTTGACCTTGACCCCAAGGCTAAGAACCCATACATCTTTAACCCACTAACGGGCAATGTGAAGGCATACTGCTCGCCCCGATCGCTTGAGAAAGCATCAAACATTATCAAGATGCGTAACGTCCTTGGAGATGCGACCCTGCCTGCCCTTGCGGGTACTGTGGGTGAAGCCGCCGCCCGTGATATGGACGCACTCATTAACTTGTCAGATCAGTTGCCCCTGTTCGAGAACATCGTGAGAGAGCCGATGAAGGCCAAGGTGCCGACGAGTGCAGGTGCTCTGTTTATTCTTGCGTTTATGTTGGCGGGTCGAGTGGACGCCAAGACTATTGATGCTGTGATGGACTACGCAGACCGAGTAGCTAATGAATCGTTCGAGGCACATGCCCTGCTCATTACATCTATCGCGTCTAACAAAGCCAAGGTAGGCATGGCATGCGGTAGCCGTAAGTTCACAACGCAAGCTGCCAAGCTCGGTAAATTCTTCTAAGGTTATAAGTTTATGAACACTAATACAAACCCACCCGCATTTCCATTCGTTGCAGAAGACGACACCGGCATGATGATAAACATGGGCATAACGATGCGTGACTACTTTGCGGCTAAGGCTATGCAGGGGATTGTGACTCGCGGGGTTATTGACAGCGCCCCAATAGAAACCTACGCAGACAATGCGTACAAGATGGCAGACGCCATGATGAAAGCGAGGGGCAAATAATGTTCAACACATTCGAACGCCTATGGCGCTTACTACTTGCCCTTGCACTTATCGTGCTAGCCCTTGACCTCTACTACTGGAGACCGTGATGCTCATAACTGAACGCACAAGCGATGGACGCACTATCGTGCGGCTACACAAAGACTGGCACCCCGACAGGATAAGCAGGTCATACACACCACCACGCCCACGGTACCCAGTATCTAGGGATGCATGGATTTTACAAACAAGATTATTGGAGAAACGATCATGAGCCACATGTATTCAATCGCAAGACAACTGCAAGCGCCCGGCATACGCACCGTGGCAACCTTTAACCCAACACGTTTGACTAAGACGCTACGCAACATGGCTCGCAAGAGTATCGCAACAGGCAGGCATATCGGTGGGTGGTCAAGCAAGGCCAAGGATGTGCGTGAGCTTGTGTTCAAGCTAGCGGGTGAGAGACCTATTTTGTATGTGCAGCAAGAGACAGAATACATGACGCTACACACACCCCGCCCTATCTCCGAAGATACGCTCTCAGAAATCCGAGGCATGCTTGAAGCTGACTGCACCTTGCAGAAGATGGGCTACGACGACCTGCCTGAGAGAAGATACCGACCAACGCGTGATGAGTTCTACAAGACGATTGACCGCAGACACTTAGAGAATGTAGAGAAGCTAAAGGTTGCAGGCAACCCACTCGTAAGGGTTGGCTCGCATTACATGATCGTGCGGCAGGCTCAACTTAAAACTCAGATCGCAGATGTATTCCTCAAGGAGCGCACAGTCGAGGAGATCGCCATAGCCGAGCGTATTGCAAGGCTACTAGATAGGGATGAGGAGTTCCCTATCCCAACCACACATAACTTCTAAGCTTATAACTTTATACCCAAGGAAACATCATGAACGTTCAAGATCGAATCAAGAAGGCACACATAGCCATCATGCAACACAAGAAGTTCTGCGCGTATAGCGGCATCCTTGCATGCGGCAAGGTCAAGGTAACTGATGAGATACCCACTGCGGCTACTAACGGATGGGACGTTGTATACAACCCCAACTTCATTGAGCAACACATGAAGACTGACCCCGAGCTTCGCTTCCTCATACTGCACGAGGCACAGCACAAGGCGTATCGTCACTTACATGTATGGCGTGCGTTGCACGACGAGGATGCACAACTTGCCAACATTGCAGCCGATCACTTTGTTAACCTAGCCCTTGTGGAGATGGATGAGAACGAGGGATTCGTGAAGATGCCTGAGCTTGGTGTTAAGCCTGATGCTAAGTATCACGGGTGGTCGGTCAAACAAATCTTCGAAGACCTCAAGCAAGAGCAAGAGGAAGGTGGGGAGGGTGAAGGCGAAGGCGAGGATGGGTTCGATGAGCATGACTGGGCAAACGCTACGAGTGGCGACCCCGCTAAAGAACAAGAGCGAGCCAATGAGATACAACGCGCCATTCGTCAGGGTGAGATCGTGCGTCGCAAGATGCAGGGCAAAGGTGCGGGTAACGAGGATGGGGTGTTTGGTGACTTGTTGCAACCCAAGATCGACTGGAAGAAAGTATTGCGTGAGTTCATTACCGAGACATGCGCGGGGCGTGACGAGTCCTCATGGCGCAAACCCAATCGTAGGTTCCTGAGTTATGACGTTTACATGCCCTCGATGGTCGGCACTACTATGACGGAGCTTGTAATCGGCTTCGACACGTCAGGTTCAATCTTCGGTGGTGATGAGATGACTATGTTTGTTTCTGAGATCAAGCAGATCATTGAAGACATCAAGCCAACCAAGGTGCATGTAATCTATTGGGACACCGAGGTAGCGGGTCATCAAACATTCGAGGAAGGTCAGTTCGCAGTAGCCGACTTAAAACCCAAGGGCGGTGGAGGTACGGACGGCGCGGTGCTCTTTAACTACTTGCGTGACAACCATATCAACCCCCAAGCTATTGTGCAGTTTACCGATGGCTATGTAGGTGATTGGGGTAACACAGATGTACCCACGTTGTGGGCGGTGTCCTCCGACTTAGTTGCACCGTTCGGTACGACGATTCGTGTCGAAGCGTAACTTATAAGCTTATAACTTTTGGAGAATTGAAATGGGATACAGATCAGATGTGAAGGCGCTTATCTATCCAGTAAGCGGTGAGACTAACTTGCTTGAGTATGAAAAGCTAAAGACGTTGATGAACACTACGTTTAGAGATGTGTTTGAGGCGTGGGATGACGAATACCTTAAATGGGATGACGAGCATCGTGTATTGGTGTTTGAAGCTGAAGGTATTAAATGGTACGACTCATACCCCGATGTGGCTCGGTTTACTAGATTTTTGGACGAGGTGCATGAGCTTGAGTATGAGTACGAGTTTATCCGACTTGGCGAAGAAGACGACGATGTAGAGAGCGACAGCACTGGCGACTCGCAAGGGTTCCTGTATGTAACACGATCAATAGAGGTGGTATTTTGAAAGACGTAACTGCACAAGAACTGAAAGAGCTTGACCCTAAGCGGTTCGAGAAAGAGTATTACAAATGGCAAGAATACTCCGCTGACTACGATTGGGCTGATTGGATCAAGGAAAACTACGAAGCTGAGATGAAGTGCGAGGGTATCAAGGTAGATAACTTCTATTGGGACATTTCGTACTCACAAGGTGACGGCGCAAACTTCGACGGGCATGTGGTTGTGCATGAGTGGATGGAAGCTAACCCTCAATACATGGAGCAGTACCAAGCTTTGTACCTTGCGTGCAAACAGGACGGTAGCTACGTATCTGTACGCACAAATAGTCGCGGGTACAACATGCACTTCAATCTGAACGAATCGTGGTGGGGCACTGACCCGTGCGGCATCTTTCACCTGCTAGACAAGGACACATGGTGCGAGTTGGTTATTGAGCAAGGCGATGCTGTAAACGTAGAGGATGAGATCAGATCAACATGTGAAAGGTTCATGTCAGAAATGTATTACAAACTGCGTGACGAGTACGAGCACATCACTAGCGAAGAATCGTTTATTGAATCGTGTGAGTGCAACGAAATAACTTTTGAAATGGAGGAAGAGTGTGAAGTTTAAGATGACTGTAAATGGGCATAACATTTTGTTAGACACGCGCCAGCTTGAGGTCGTTATGGACACGCTGTCTTTTGGGGAACACCTAACTGAAATTCATGTAGGCAACCACCAAGGTACGCAAGGCTACAACAACGCATACATGCCTGCCATCAAGCCAATCATTGCGCACGAACTATTCACTGTTGCACCAGTGAGTCAAGATTTTATTGACACCATCAAGCTAGCCGCAAGGCTAGAAGACGAGACCAAGAAACTAGTCCTCAGCAAAAACTTATAAGGTTATAACTATCATGAACTACTACACAATTGAATCACAAAAACCAATCGCAGGTGTTGCTCGCTCTGCCATGATGGTGGACTTGAGTATTGCAATTTACTCGGGGCGTAAGCAAGACAAGAGTACGCAAGCCGAGGTCACTAACGCCAAGGGGTCAGGCTCCAAGAAGGCAGCATCGGTATACAAGAATCTGTTTGCTGAGTGCAAGGAGTTAGATGCAATCACTAAGTTCCAAGCCCGTGCCCGAGCCGAGCACTACCGCTTAACGCTCCCGTGGAATGACCAAGGCGCAAGGCTATTGCCCACTGCGGCTCTACTTGAGTATCAGAAGACTATGGGCGTATACAAGGTAGAGTTCGAGCGTTTAGTGGATGCGTTCTTAGACAAGTACGACACTCTTGTGGCGGGTGCGGCGTTTCAGCTTGGCACTTTGTTTGACCGCAGTGAATACCCAAGCAGGGGCAAGGTGGCGCAACGTTTTC